GCCGCTTGGCAAATGCAGGCTGTTTTACTTACCTGTTTGAAAAAGGCTGAATGGATTAAGTGCGTCGAACTCGCTTCGCGTGACTGTGCCATTTATGGGCACATGGGCATTAAAGTTGACTGGGATTGGAGTGCGGATACTGTTACTGGCCCTGAGCCAATCTACCAGATGCAACCCGTTCTGGATGACTCTGGCAAGCCAAAAATGAATCCAGATGGCACTCCAGACCAACTTCCAGTTCTCAATCCTCAAACTGGCAAGCCAATTCAAATTGGCACTCAACTTGTTTCAAAAAAGATTCCGCGCAACTGCCCCAAGCTTATCCCAATTGACATCTATGACCTTCTAATTGACCCCGATGGTCAGCAAGTGGCTCATGTAATGGAGATGTCTTGGGGAGAGATGAAGCGGCAATGGGAAGGCAATAAGAAGCTTTATTTCCCTGAAGCAATCGCTGAACTTGACCAGCGCATGTCCGGCTATCAAGAACTTGACCGCGATGGTATTATCATTAGAATGTGCGAACTTTGGGACAACAACAGCAAGACTGTCACCCTAATCACCTTTGGAGAAGATGCAGACGCGATAGGTTGGAAAGACCGTCGTTATCAATACCGCAATGCAAGCTATAGCGCCTATAAACGCCGAATCTATAACGGCCCTCCTGTCCTTTTATACACCGGACCTAATCCATTCGCTCATCAACGGATACCGATTCTTCATTTGCCTTATATTGCAGTTAAGGGCGACCTTTATGGCATCGGTGTAATTGAAACCACCTCAGACCTGTGTGAAGGCATCAATGTCTTCACCAACATGATTACGGACAATTGGAACTTGGGCATCAATCGTCGGTATGCCTATGACGTGCAGGTTGATATTGACCATGACCAGTTGGATATGGGGAACGTTCCTGGTGGAAAAGTTGGAGTTGTGGGAGACCCATCAAAAGCTATCTTCCCGCTGCCAAACTTTGTTCCCAGTCCTGACGACTATCAAATTCTCGACCTCTATCAAAAGATGGTTGAGCAGGGTTCTGGTATTTCTGACTTTTATTCAAGGGGCGTGGGTTCTTCAGGCGGAAACCGCACCTCAAGTGGCATCTCTCAAGTCATCAACGAATCCGGTTACATCTTCAAGTTGTTCATCCGTCGCTTTGAACTGGAAATCATGCAACCCATCTGCGAGATGACTGCCAGCATGATTCAACAGTTCGCCACTGATGAACTTGAATACTCTATCACTAATGCACCACCGGAGATTGCGAAGTTTGGCTATGTTAAGCTTGAAAATCTTCTTGGTAATTATGAATTTGATTTTGTTGCGGCGAATTATGCGACTGGGAAAGTTGTAAAGCAGCGCAACTTAATGGCCGCTTACAATCTTGCAATGCAGTCTCCGTATTGTCGCCAAGGCGAATTCCTACGGGAAATCTTCCGCTCTTTGGAAATCCCCTTTGCTTCTCGTTTGCTCAAATCTGACCAAGAAGTTCAGCAAGACGCTGCACAGACCCAACAGGCTCAAACAATGGCTCAGATTGCTGACCACTTGCTCAAGTTTGAATCCAAGGCTGCGATTGAACAAATCAAGAAGCCTGAATTCATGCCAGCGGGTTCAGTGCCTGCTCCAACAGAACAGGTCAAACATGGCGCTGCTATCCAAGAGGAAGTTGAACGCTTCCTCGCGGAACAGTCAGACCAGATGTTTGGCACTCAGCCAGGGGCTGAGGCAATTCACCCCGTTGGTCGAAAGGCCAAGGGCCAGTTTGAAGGCCAAATCCCAGGCGGAGTCCAACAAGATTCGGAACGCAGTTTTGCCCAGCACATGGGCAGTAACGCCCTAGGAACTTCAGGAACATAAGGAAAAATTAAATGGAATCCTCTTCAGAACGTATAGCACAGCAGTTCATGGCCGAAGGTCGCCCTGCTCCTGAACCCCTTCAGGATAAAGGCGTTCGCCCCGGCGATATCTCAATGGGCCTCGAAATCAAGACTCCCCAACCCGGAGCAGGTTTCAAAGAATGGGCCTTGAAGGGCTTCGACAAAGATGGCGGAGCTAAGTCCGGCCCAGTCGCCCCAGATAACCACGATGTCAAGCCGGGTCAGCCCGCTGATGTCAAAGCCAATATTCCCTTGATAGTCAAAAACCAATAAGGAAAATAAAATGAGTTCATTTGAAGACGCAGTTGCCCATGCAAGACAGCAAAGTAACACAGCCTCGCCCAGTCCCGCGACTCGCGGCACTCTAGGTAGAGCACCCGGTCCCGGTCAGCGCAGCGATGCCAGTGGGAGCTTCCAATCTGCCCACAGCAACACCGCTGTCCCAGCGGGTCGAATCGTCCCTCAGCACCCAGACGCCTCCGGTGGCGGACTCGGCATGAGCGGCGAACTGGGTGGAGTTGACGTCCAAGACTATGCTCCTGGTGGCGAGTTCCAAGCTGCCAACGACGCCTCGTGCGTTGATGCCCACGACTGCGCCAACATTTGGCCCGATGCCCAAGGTGGCAAGAGTTAATGGCGAAGTTTAGTATCTACAGCCTGACCTTACCATTCTACAAGTGTCCTTTAGATGTGCGAGTAAGTCTATGTAGAAGCTGTCTCAAGGCTAGACTCAAGGATTGGCCCCATTGGAAGCTCGTAAGGAATTGCGGTTCCAAGTACGCCTATAAATGTGCCGACTGCTGCCGCCAGGATTTATCCTTGCTGCAAGACGGTTGGATGGGAGATAAATGAAATACCATTGGAACTCCAAATGTCTCTGTCACACAGACGATACTAATCGTGCTGATTACTTGACAGGAGACCTCTTCACATCCTTTAGTCAAGATGTCCGCGCAAAATGCACCAAATGCGGATTTATTCGAGACGAGCATTTTCAAAAGAAAGTGGACGGTGAGTGGAACTTCCTCTGCCCAACCTTCACGGGAAATCCCGCTAGATTTCCAGCGGGTCAATAAGGAGAGTATTATGAGTTGGAGGGATTGGTTCAAACAACCCACGAAAGTGGTTGTGCAATACAAGCTTGTTGAGGTGAAAGCCCCAAGGACCCCATTGCGGTGGGATGCTTCCACTAAAGAAGCCGTTTCCACCCTACAAAGTCATCCGGGCTTCCTCGCCTTATGCGAGCGCCTCGCTCTACAACGCGCCCGACTTGAAACTCAACTAAGTCACGATGTCCACAAAGACTTGCGTGAGGTTGACATGCTGCAAGCGGGAATTTACTGGTGCTCGTGGTTGCAGGAGCAAATTGAAAAAGCCACCGTCAAAGGGTCCACTAAGACCTTCGACGCGATGGAAGATGAACTTGCCGCTTTCCGCGAGATAGACTCTTCTATAGAACGAGTCTGTGAAGTTCCAAAAGTTTAATCCGACACAATCGGATAATGTAGTAAAATTCAAAGCGCCACAAGCGCGGAGATGATATGTCTGAACTCGATAATGTAGCCCCCGGTGGAGTAGTTCAATTACAGAACGCCCCAGCGGGTCTCGACGATGCGACGTTTGATTCTTTGTTCCCATCGAATCCACCGCCGATAGTAACGCAACCTCCACAACAGGTTGCAAAACAGCCAGATGGGAGCCAAGCACCTCCAGCAACTCAACAGACACCGCCCCCTGCTGCACAACAGCCACCCGCGAGTGAGCCGTTCATAAAAGCGAATAGCTCAGTCTATAAAACTGCTGAAGATGCAGTAAGGGGCATCAATGAAAAAGATGCTCTTATCGACCAGTTGCGAACGCGATATGCTCTTACGACTGGCATTGACCCGGTAACGGGCAAGCCATTAGTGCCGCAGGGACAAGTTGCCGAACTGGATTACACTCAGAATCCCAAGCAATACCTTGAGGATTTGTACGCAGCCGCTTCCAAGAATGACCCCGCAGCCTATGCGGGCGTTCAACAGAAGTTGGTTATGGATACCTTAAAGCCCGTTCAGCCGATTATTGCTCAGACGGTCAAGGCCCAAGCCATTCAAGCTGTGTCAAGTGAAAATCCGGAAGTTGGAAAATTTGTAAGTTCTGCTGCGCTTCAGACGACTCTTGAAGCCAATCCTGACCTAAAGACTGCTATCACGACTGCTGAAAACGATTCTCGTTTTTACTCTCGTTTGCCGGGGCTATATAAGCTAGCCTACTTCGCAAACCAAGGAATGCAACTGCCCGAACTCCTGAAGGCGAAAAATCCGCCTCCAGCAAACTCTCAAACCACCCAACCAGCACAAGTACGAACAACCACTCCTCAAACTACCCTTGCTCCGGGTCAAGTTGCTGCGAGACCTTCCTTCAACACAATTGCAGGAATCAAAGCAACGATTGCCGAGATGGAAGGTAAAGGCGTCAAGTTAGACTTTTAAGGGTTGGGTTCAAAGGTGAACCTAAATGTTCTCTAAGTATCTTCTTTCCCTCGTCGGGATTCTGCTTGGCCTTGGTGATGATGTTGTAACTGTCATTACTGGCGGCACTGGCGTTCCCGGTCCGGCTGGCTCGCTTGCTAGCGACCAACAGACGTATTTCTCCGCTAAACTACTGGAAGTTGCAGTCTTGATGACTGTTCTTGACCAGTGGGGAGATAAGGACCCAATTCCGTCCAATAGTTCCAAAACGATTCAGTTCAACCGCTTGGAAAAGCTTTCTACCACGACTTCTCCGACTCAGTTGACTGAAGGCCTGTCTCCTGACGCCATTGGTCTTACAATGAGTCAGTATCAGGCAGTTGCGGAACAGTATGGTATCATTCTGCGTTTGTCTGACCGCGCAGAACTGACTTCCAAGCATGACGTTGTGGGACGCGCACTTTATGTGCTCGGTCTGCACGCGGCTGAAACCTATGACATCCTCATCTTCAACGTCTTGTCCAGTGCCTCGAACGTGTACTATCCTAATGGCAAGACTTCCAATGCTACGACCACTGCCAGTGATAAACTCGGCTATGTGGACCTCACTGCTCTGCACGCGAACCTAATGGACCAGGGCGCTCGCCCGTTCGATGATGGGGATTATGTCCTCGTTGTTGCTCCACAAGTCCATGCTTCGATGTTGCAGGACCCTGACTTCAAGGCTTCCAACCAGTTTGGCAACCCAGCCCGCATTTGGCGCGGTGAAGTTGGCGAACTGTCTGGTTTCAGGATTGTCAAGACGAACGCTCCCGGTTTCGCGGCTGTTACACAGTCCGTTTCCGGTTATTCCAAGAAACTCTATTATAGCTTCGCTATTGGCCGTAATGCTTATCAAATTTCCGACCTCCAGAACCTCCGCGTGTATGCGGCTGCTCCTGGTGGACAGACGGATACCTTGCAACAGACCCGCAAGATTGGTTATAAGTTCGCTTTCAAAGCGATTATTACCAATCAAAACTGGATTGAGGCTTGCATCTCCGCTGGACAGAATTCTACTAACGCATAATAACAATTGACCGATTGGGAGCGGCACTACCCCGCTCCCTTTCGTATAATTCCCACAAGGAATAAAAGGTGAATCAAATGGCCGATACAATCGGTAAAGTTGCAGTGGCACCAAAAGCAGAAGTTGACAAGTCTAATTGGGAATGGGTAACTGTTCCTGCCAAGGATTTGTTTGGAGATGCCCATACTGGAGTCTCAATCAATTTTGAGAAATTCGGTCCAGAATTGGACGAAGAGGGCCAACCAACAGGCAAGCCTGGGAAGTATTTCATTGACCCAGTGAAAGCTGAAACAGTTCGCAAGTTGCTCGACCAATACCATGTCGCGCAGATGCGGATTATGCAGCGCCAGCCTGATTTGGAAATGGCAAAAGTTATGAATCGCGGCAGCAAACTTGGTGC